GCTGCTGGCACCGTGGGTGGCATCGATCAGGTCGCCAACACTTGGTGGCAGAACCAGCACGATGATGGTGTGGCGATTGATGCGTCAACGATTCTCTCTCGCATGAACGCGATGCAACTGGCTTGCACCCGTGGCGCTGATCAGCCTGACCTGATCATGGCCGACAAGAACACGTTCACCGCGTACTGGGAAACGTTGCAGGCCAATATGCGCCACTCCAGCGCGAAGCTGGCTGACGCCGGTTTCCGCACTCTGGAGTTCATCGGAACTCCGGTGGTGTATGACGCGCAGTGCCCGACTGACCACATGTACTTCCTGAACACGAAGTACCTGTTCTTCCGCAAGGCACCGGAACGGTGGTTCTCCACCGAGAAGGCGCGGAAGGTCGAGAACGCTGACTATGATGTGATTCCGAATTGGACGATGGGCAACCTGACCACCAATGCTCGGTTCCTTCAGGGCGTTATCGGCGGCGTGTAAACCGAACAGCCCCCGCCTTCGGGCGGGGGTTTTTCCAAGGATGAGTAATGGCTGAACTTTCTGAAAAAAAGCTGGAAGAAATGGTGGTTGGCAAACCACAGAAAAACAATGCCACGTTCTTTGAACACGCCCGTCTGGATGTGGCGGCATCAAAACGAGCAGGTCACCGGGTGTATCAGAATACCGTGTACATTCAGGAAACCTCGCCCGGGGTGCGTGACTCCGTGTCCAGAGTGGCGAAAGACGAAGACAAGCGCAGGTTCCCAGAAGAGTGGGATTTCTTTGAGCGCAACCGTCAAGGTTCTAACCGTTCTCCAAAAGTTGACATCATTCCGGTCTTAAAGCTGGAACACATGCAGGAACTGATCGACATGGGCCTGCCGACTGTGAAGATGTTGGCTGAAACGGAGATGGTTCCAGCACACCTTGAGTACGCAAGGGAAGCAGCAATTACCCTCCATCAGGTACTACAGGAGCAGTACAATGCCCAAGAAGAAAGCAACGAAGAAAGCAGCACCGAAGACGGTGCTTCGACAGATCGACGCGAACACAGCAATCCTGTCGGACAACGGATCGTTTCCAGAAGCGAAGACCGAAGAGGAAAAGTTGGAGAAGGGTCTAAAACGAGTGGACGCGAACACCATCGTCAAGGTCAAGTAACTGACAACTGGAGCGTCACGTTTCGGCTGTAACCGGAGGCAATCATGATCCTGAAAGAAATGCTCAATCAGGTGCTGTCACAGTCGGCTTTCATTAAGAAGTCGGCGTTTGTGACATCAAATGATGTAGACGACCAGCAGATGGTCGCTATTGCCAACAAAGCGCAGCTTGAAATCATCGACATGTACGATTGGCCGCAGCTTTTACGTTCCGGTGAAATCAAGATGATTGGCTCGACAAGGCGTTACCAGATGCCGTCCGATTACAGGTCTCTGGTCCCTGATTCGATGTTCAAGGAAAACTCCAACGAGCGTGTCGAAATCCAGACTCCAGAACGCCGGATGTACGAATACAAGTTCAGTGCGACCTCGCCCGGTCCCGGTATTCACGCCCGGTTCATCGGTAATGACATCGAGTTCTACGGCGTCAATGCTGACGATATCGTTCGGTTTGAATACGTTTCCAAGTGGGGCGTTCAGGATGATACCGGGTCAGTAAAACATCTCTTCAACAGCGATACAGACGCATGGCTGCTGGAAGATAACCTGCTGATCCTTGGTATTCAGGCGCACTGGGCCGATACCAAGATGTTGCCGCAGACGCAGTTGTGGCGTGGCAACTACATGTCGAAGCTGAACGAAGCGATTGGCCGGAATACAGGTGGTCGAACGATTGGAGGAGTGCGGACAAGGGGCCGTAATCGGTCACCGTACACGCCGCTGTACCGATGAATGCACAAATCCAATCAAAAGTAGTCAACCTTGATGCACCTGTCGAAGGTTGGGATGCGTTCCATGCCCTCGACGCCATGCCGCCAGCCGCCGCCGTCCAACTCGACAACCTGATTCCATCTACTGGATCGGTAAGGACTCGCGAAGGTCATGTTGTATATGCTGACCTCGGAACAGGTTTGCCGGTAGAGTCCGTGGCGTCATTCGATGACGGAGCCAGTTCCAAGCTGATTGCGGCGTCAAATGGTGGTGTGTGGGACATCACAGATTCTGGTGTCATTCGGGAATTGGCCGCAGAAAGCACGTTTACCAGTGATCGGTGGCAGACCGCCAACTTCCGCAAAGCGGACGAGGCTGGTGTCATGATCATGTGCAATGGCGCTGACAACACTCAGGTGTTTAACGGCACCGCGCTGACTGATCTGGTGGACACCAATACCGTGGGTACGGATTTTATCGGTTGTGTCCAATACAAAGGCCGGATGTATTACTGGAAGGACGACGACAACGCCTTCTATTACGCACCGGCAGGGTCGTATCAAGGCACTCTGGAAAAGTTCGATCTGGGTGCTTTTGCCCAACTTGGCGGCAAAATCATGATCGCGGCCACATGGACACAGACTGATTCCGGTGATGGCAAAGATGACTTTCTCGTGTTCATCTTCTCTACCGGCGAGGTTTTGATCTATCAGGGCGATGATCCAGAGAACATCGGCTACTGGGAGATGGTGGGCCGGTACTTTATGGCGGAACCTATTACGCCGCGAGGGTACTCGAACTACGGCACTGACCTGATCGTTATTACCCGTGACGGCTACGTCAACCTGTCGTCGGTTGTGCAGCAGGGTCGCTCTTCAGACGTTCCGCAGTTCTCGCGATTGATCCACAAGGCCATCAAGAAGCGCACCGAAACATCGTCGAGCAACTTCGGCTGGGATGTGCGCTTGTTCCAAAAGAAAGGGTTGATGATCTTCAACGTGCCGCTGTCGGCTACAACGATGGAGCAGCATGTGCTGAACACGGTCACCATGCGTTGGTGCCGCTTCATCAACATGAATCCGATTTGCCTTGAAACGCACAATGAACGCCTGTTTGGTGGATCGACGGATGGCCGGGTTTTCGGCATTCTCGAAAGCACTTCCGATCTTGGTGGTGCCATTTATTTCACAGCACAATATGCGTTCAACTACCTCGAAGCGCCCGGGTATCAGAAACACATGGTTTCGGCTCAGGTGCTGAGTACGAATCAAAATCCAGAATTGATCGAGATCACTGGGTACGCTGACTTCCAGTTGCCCAAAGATAGCCCGTTGACGCTTCCCTCGTCGGGCATCTACGCGGTCTGGGACCAGTCTGCTTGGGGAGAGGATTATTGGGCGCTTGTGAGCGATGCACAGACCACGAAAGGCTGGCACAACGCTGCGGCATTTGGGTATGCGGTATCATTGCGAGTAAGGTTTGCGTTGGTGGAAGAAAGTGCAGAGTGGCGCTCCACCGGACTTCGTTACCATCTTGCCGGAGCGCAATAAGGAGTAAACGATGGGCTGGGATGTAGGACAAAAAAAGGTAATTCGACAGAATACTGAGTATTCGGGTAACGATGTCTGGCAGCAGGATCAGGCAAACAACTACAAGATCATCGCCCAGCGTCATGACGTTCATGATCAGGATTTGGCTGATGCGATTTCGGATTGCATGAATCTCGATGGTCTGACGACCATGCGGGCAAATCTGAACATGGGCGGGTTTGATATCACCAACCTGTCACCTTCTTCTGTTGTCGGCCTGAGTGACAAAGATGTCGCGTCACTGGCTTTCAACGCAACCAATCGCAACCTGACGCTGACGCTTAATGACACCACTGCGATGGTGGTCAACATTCCAGACGAGGGTGGCACAGGTGGCGGCGGAACAGGAACCGTCACAGACATTGATATCGGTGAAGGGTTGGTTGGCACCTCGAACCCGATCACGGTTTCTGGCGAGATCAGCCTTGCCGTGCTAGGCGTGGCGCAGACGTTCAGCGGCGGTATTGAATCCGTTTCGATTGATAAACACGGGCGTGTAACGCAGGTCGTTACGGGCGCAACCCCGAATACCAACCTTGGCCTTGGAACCCGTACAGCGTCCGTAATCCCGTTGACTTCAAGCACCGGCTCTGGCGTCAATATCCCGTTGGTAGATAAAGCCAACAGTCTTGCCGGTCTGATGTCGCCAACTGACAAGACCAATCTCGATTCGATTGTCGCGTCCAGCGGTGTTACCGAAATCAATGCGGGGCAAGGTATTACGGTCTCCGCATCCGGCACGACACGCACCGTGGCAGCAAGGCAGGCCAGCACCACCCAGATCGGCGTTGTCGAACTTGCCACTACCACTGAAGCCACCACAGGCACGGACGCGACACGGGCCGTGACCCCGGCAGGCGTGAAGGCCGTGGTGGATGCCATCGGTTCAATGTCGTCTGATGCCGCGAAGTGGGACTTCACCAACTCCGGCACCACGATGTACCTGCGCTACGAGTCAGGGCAACTGGCCCAGATTCCCGTGGCGTCTGCCGGATCGTATGACGGCTTGATGTCGGCAGCCGACAAGACCAACCACAACACGATGTGGTCATCGGCGCTGCGAAGCCTGACCGCTGGCACTGGCATTTCGATCTCTGGCACCGGAACGGCGCGTACGATCACTTGCACGGTCACAGGTGACACGGGCGTACCTGCGATCCTGTCAAACGGCACAACGCCATCTTTGAACAGTGGCATTGCGGGGTCAGAAATACGGTCACTGATCGGCGCTGGAACGGGTAATGGCGACATTACTTCCGTGGCAATCACGGCGGGGGATGGCCTGACGGGTGGCGGCTCAGATACCAGCGGCCCGGTTGCCTTTACGCTCAACTGCGATTTCGGCACCACTGCCGGCAAGGTGGCTGAAGGCAACCACTCGCATTCAGGTTACGCACTTACCAGTCACACGCACTCGCAGTATTACGAGTCTGGCGACAGCCCAACGTTTGGAACGGTCACGGCAAGTTCGTTCAACTCGACTTCGGCCCGTGCCAAGAAAAACATCAAGCAGTACGGTACAAATCGTGACTGCATCGGACGCTTAAAGCCCGTCATCTACGTCCTGAAGAACGATCCCACCGGGAAGCGTCAGTTGGGCCTGATCGCTGACGAGGTTGATCCGTGGTATCCAGAGGTCGTCGAATACGACGAAGACGGCAAACCGGCAGGCATTGATTACTCGCGGCTGGTGATTCCGCTGATCGAGAAGATTCAGGAACTGGAGGCAAGACTGGAGGCTCTTGAATAATGGGGTTCAATCCGAAATCAGCGGCAACCACTCTGGATTCTGTTTTCCTTGCGCGTTCAACAACCAAACGTGCCAACGTGGGTTATCAGGAAAATGGATCAGACATCTCGAACAAATACGAGAAATACACAAGCGGCACCAAGTCAGCAGCCACCGGGTTTCAAGACGGCGGGACGGACCTTTCCGACCTGTTCCAAAATTACAATGTTCCGCTTGTCAGCTACCAGTTGAGTAACGAAAACGTTACTTCATTTGGTACGCAGTTGAATGGTGATCCATCTCCACAAAGAGCCGCTTACCGGGTGGCCTCTGATGGCTACGTTCGTGTGGCGAGTACCAGTGGCAACGGCTTCATGTTCACCAAAGTCAATGATGGAACGGACTGGATTATTCCGCACAGTTCACCCGGGTCAGGAAAGTTCTATGTTCGCGCAACAGCCACTGGTTCATCTTTGAGTGATGGAACGCTGAACACCTATCTGGATGTGTATACAAATCCGTGGTGGGCCGTCGAGTCCACCGGCATTGCAAAGAGTACTACGCTAACGGTTTCGTTGTTCGAGTATGATGGCAGTTACAACTTGATCGACAGCGCGACGATTATTTTGTCGGCAACGTATGCTCAAGAATAGCAACGGCCCAAGACCAACAAGAAGAGGGCAGAGGATGAAGATGTGGCTCAAGACCCAAAACTGGTTATTCACCGTGGCAACCTTCAGGATGTCCGCAAACAGATAGAGCAATCGCTCTCTTACCTCGACGGCAAGATTTCTGGTGTTGTCGGTGGTCCCTCGACGGACCCCGGCAATGTCATCATTGCTGGCTCAGACGGTGCATCTTACTGGAACGGCGACTACAACAGCCTGATCAACAAGCCTGCTGGTGCGTCACTCTGGGAGGTCGTTACGGGCGGCATTCGCTACAGTTCTGGTTTGGTCGGAATCGGCCTACAGGAGCCGCTATCTGATCTGGATATCGGAAGCGGTGTCCCCGTATACAACTCGAATTTTGCAAGGCTTCGCATCAGAGATGACGGTGGAACAGCGGGGATATTCTTCGATCAGGGGCTTAAGGAAAACTACACACTGATCGTAGCCTGTGATGAAGGTGGAACTCCACGAAATATACTGAACTACTCGAACGACCCACAGAACCTGACGATTCTTGCAAACCGTGGTGCGAACTCAAGGGTTGAACTCAGGGCTAACTCAGCCTCTGCTGGTGGTGCTGGCGAAAACACAATACTGGTTGCAGACGGGGCTACACAGAACGTGGGCATCGGTACATCGACCCCTGCGGCGTCTTTACATGTTGAAGGTAACACTTCTGTTTTACGTGTTTCACGACAGAATCAATTAAATTCGCCGTATTTTCAGGTATACGTCAATGCAAGTGGCGTTGCAGATTACGGGTCAGTCCTTTCACACTACGTTAATGATGCATACCAAGCCAGAATAATAATCGGTGGTCAAAACGGCTCTCTTGCAGGCGGAGGGATCGGGTTTTATGCCGGGGCTTCGTTATCTGGAATGTTCGATTCGTCGGGTAATTTTGGCATCGGCACGACCAACCCCGGCGCACCACTCCACACCGCAAGCGGTAATCACGCGATGATCGTAGAGAACTCTACTGCCCGCAGAGCGTTCTTCGGCGTGTATAACGATGAAGCGATGATGGGAGTGAACCGCAACCCCACAACGGGCACGGTGACTGCCAGCT